CGCCTTCTACATTAGCTGCTATCTCTAGTGCATCGTTTGTTGATTCATCGTAAGTAATAGTAATATTTGAATCTGTTCCGAGAATTAATTTTTCATTATCTACTATCATCACATCATCGCTGAATTTGAATTGATCCTCGTCTTCCATCCAAGTAATCACACCGTCTCCAGCATGACCATCAAAAGTTAATGTGTAATCTGTTCCATCTGTTCCAGAACCAATAGTCATACTTCCACCAGAAACAAGTGATGAAGAATTAATTGGTCCATAATCTGCTAATGGATCAAACGCTGTGCTTCCGTCTTGGAATATTAAATGTTTTCTTCCATCTGCTAAACTTACCCCTGTTCCACCTGCTGGTTTAAAGGTAAGAGTATAAGCGCCCATTGTTGTTTGGTTATCAATCCAATAAATTTTTTCTACTGCCTCTGAAGACAGTGTTGTATTTCCTGTAAGTGTTCCTGTTAATTTTAAAACTGCTCGTCTTGATTGATCCGCAGAACCGTCAGACGCTGTTAAACTTTGAGTTGTTCCTGTAATAGCTAAGGATGAACTAGCTCCACCACAAATTGCGGTTTCTAGTAATGAAATGTTTGTGTTTGTTTTAGTACCCCAAGTACCACTATTTTCACCGGATGCTTGAAGTTCTAAATTTAAACTTGTTGTGTATGTTGACGCCATATTTTGTTCCTCGTTAAGTTATTATATAAATTTTTTCATATTTCGCAATTCTATTTTATGGATTCTTTGATGGGTTTTGAGATCTTACAACCTGTCGTGGAACTCCATGAGAATATTCATCTCTTCTATTTCTGCCCATTTGTTCTATCGCAAAGGCTTGTGCTGTTGCCTGGTATTTGCCTTCATAAATTTGAAGCATTTCCTGTGGTCCTTTTAAGAATACTAATGCTTCCGACATAAGAGCATAAAATAATAAATTTTCTGCATTCTTCGATAACCATGAATATGGATTAGATGAACTTAATAAAGTATCTTTATCTTCTGCGTTAGGTCGAACTGTATAACCTATTTCTAGTGTATAATTAGAACTTGGTGTTGGTGAAACATAAAGAGTATTGTCATCATATTTACCATAATACTTTGGTTTCCCAGTTATTGTCTTGTTTCTATTGTATTCGAGTAAATAAGCTATATCTTTATTTTCTAAAAATACTCTGTCTTGACCATTTAAATAATGAACATGTCTAAGAACAGCAATATTATCCGGCAGTTTTGTAGTTTGTTCACTTGCTGTAAGTTCCAATTGTTTTGTTTTTCTTAAAAAATCTAAATCTAATTCTCTTGATATTCTGTTTTGTGCATTAGCAAGTAAATAATCTGTAACTGTATCACTAAATACATCAGAGCTTACTTCTGTAAAACTAATTAATTTATTTTGTATGTTTGTATAATCTGATGCCATTTATGTTAATTGGTTACTGTTACCGGTCCAGCCGATGCTACAATACCTCCTCCTGTTTCACTAGTTGTTGGTGTGGACGTTGCTTCAAAAGTATAAGAATTGTCATCTACTTTTGTAATTGTATATCCACTAGACGAATTAATAACGGATTCGCTAAGTCCTCCCACCCCTAG